GCAGATGCTGCAATGACAGCACTACGCACATGGTATCAGAAAGCACAACAGTTAAACTTCTATACCAACAACTCTACTGGCCTACACATCAATGTCAGTATTCCGGACAAACTTGATGTGCTAAAGTTGGCAACATTCATTGGTGACAACTATGTGTTGAAACAGTTTGGTCGTGAAAACAACAGCTATGCTCGCAGTGTTATCAATAATCTAAAGGGCAACGGTAGTTTGCCAACTGTTGGTTCTACCACATTCAAAGATGCAGAAAAAGAAATGAAAGAGATGGTCAAACGCATCAGCGGCGATCACTTTGCCACAGTCAACTTTAACGGCAAGTATGTTTCATTCAGACACGCAGGTGGTGACTATTTGAGCAAGGCAGCAGATATTGCCAACACAGTGGGCCGTTTTGTTCGTGCCATGATTATCGCAAGTGATCCAACTGCCTATCGTGATGAATATGTTGGTAAGTTGGTCAAGATGATGAAAGCTCCTGAAGTTTCAAACTCTGATAAATTGGCATTAACTGATATTCGTTCTATTGCGGCTCGTGGTATTCCAGTTCGTTTTGTTGATGTTGTTGCGACTCGTGGTAGCACACCAGAACAAGCAGTTGAAGCTGCCAAATATTGGGCAAAATCTAACTACGGGACTGGTAGAATAACTGTCAAAGTTGTACCAGATCCAAGTGCCCGCGAACGATTATTAGCAGATAGTGGATTTGCTACAGCAACAAAAGAAAATATTGCTTCGGCAGCACCAGAAAACTTCTTACGCCTCGAAATGTTCCCAACAAAACGTAGTACCTTGGAACAGTTTGCTGATAAATTCAGCGCTCATGGTACTGAACGTGGTAGTGCATTTGGTATGTATAACGAGAACCGTGATAAGAATGCTGTTGGTATTGGCTATATGCAGACCATTAAACAAACAGATCCAGGATTTGTTGATGCTGTTAAAGCACTGCGTGGTGATACAAGTAAACCACTTCCATTACCAGGCACTAAGGCAGCTCCAAAAGCCGATGCAGCCAAGTTTACAAGTCAGCGCACAGCAGACCAAGAACAAAGACTTGCGCAGGGTCAATATAGTTTAACAAACAGCGAAGGTGGTCTTATTGATATCATAAATGGTTCAGAAGAAGATGCACTAGATGCCGCACAGCAATATGCAAATCAACGCAACATCCATGTGTTTGTAAATGACGATGCAGGTCGTGTAGGCGGTGCAAGACCACAGGAAAATGAATACAACGATGACACCGACGACGATTCATTCAATCTAACAGATGCGCAAGGCACAATGCTTGGTCAATTTTGGGGAGGAGGCGATGCTATTCAAGCGGCTCAAGAACTTGCCAATGCTCGCAATGAGGCCATATTTATTATGAACTCTGATGGACAACAAGTGGGTAGTGCAAGTCCAGGAGGCGAAGTGGATGAGTCTAGAATATTCCACTCAGATCAAAAAGTCAATGTGATTTATAATCCACACCGTAGTAATAAAAAAATCATAGTTGCTAAGGCAGTTAATCACATCATGGCTAAACGAGTCATCGACACATATGTTCATAAAGCAGAAGCTGATCCAACAAGACAAAAGTTAAGTGCAGAGGATTTTATCCTGCAGCCAATTGGAAACTACACTCGTGAGGATCAATACGGTGGCGGCTTTGGCGGAGGCGGCATTGCTCCAGTCACAGACACAACTAGCCCAGTGGGTGGTAGTGGTATGGGCAGCTTGGGTGAAAGCAAGAAAAAAGACCAAGAAGCTGATTATGGTGATGAGTATCAAGACATGGTCAAACGTGTTGCTCAACAAGAAAAACGCAAACAACAACGTCAACAACCACAAAAGCAAAAGACCAACGAAGCTATCTCTAGCCCAGCTGGTAAAGAACTAATCAGAGTTGCTCGCCGTACTAACCCAGAAGCACAAAGCGATACAGACGCAGTGTTTGGATATTTGAGCGGGGTTGCTAAACAGACCAGAGACAACTACGCACAGGTCAACAAAATTTTGCGTCAACTAGATCCATTAAGCTCAGAACTAGACAGTACTGAACGAGAGTTACAGGGTGTTGAAACTGTTAACAAACAGCAACAAGATTTGTTACGCAGATTGAGTCAACGAGTTGATCAAGTCAAAACACAAACTTTGCCAAGCAAAGTCCGTGCCGCAGATGTGCCAGTTCAACAGAAAAAAGACCAAGACAGCAAAGAGCGTGAAGTGATTAGAAAAGAGTTGGACAAACCAGTTGCTAAAGATGAACTAAAACAACAAGTTCATCCTACCCCAGCACCAGTAGCAGCTCCAGCTAAGAGCAATGATCACGACTCAATCACACAGTTACAGCAACAGATCAAATTGATTCAAAAACAGTTGGATAAAATACCTGGAAGTTACGGGGATGATTCAAGTCAAAAAGCCAGACTAACAATCCAAAAAGATGCTTTGATAAGTCAGCTCAGAGGATTGAAAAATCCAGCTAATGCCCCAATGAAGGTAACTCCGGGACATACACAAGAGTTGTTGCACGATCCAGAAGAGTTGCAAACAGAGTTACCATTTGACGAAGATGAAATCATGGAAAGTCGTCTTTATGCTATGAAACGAGCTGGATACGACATTATATAAATACAGTATGGAAGAACTATCACAACTACAGCAAGCAGCCAGAATCGCATTCGCCAGCGAGTTTGCTTTCTATCTTAAGGCACACGAGTTTCACTGGAATGTCGAAGGTGTTCACTTTCAACAGTTCCACGAACTATTTAAAAACATCTACGAAGAAGTCTATGGCATCATAGATGACTTTGCTGAAAAGTTGCGCGCCTTAGACTGCTACGCTCCAGGTAGTTTGAGCAAGTTGAGTGTTCTTACTCGTATTGAAGACCAAACCGAAGTCATCCCAGATGGTGCTATGGTCACTATGTTGCTAGAAGACAGCGACAAAATGTGCATCTTGTTAAAGATGGTCTATGATGTTGCTGAGGCAGAAGGTGAACACGGATTCAGCAACTTCTTAGCAGAGCGTATGGACGCACATCGCAAACACAGCTGGATGTTAAGAAGCGTCTTGAAATGAATATCTACGAGTTGTTTGAGGCTGGTGGTACTGGCGTGATTGCTACGAAATCACAAGCTAAAGACCCTCGTTATAGTATGAGTCTGACCAAGGATGTTCGTCCAGGACAGATACAAAAGAATCTCAAAGCATTTGATCTAGCAGAATCACAAGAAACTGATTATGATGATGTTCTAGTAGAACTCTGCGATCTGATCATCAAAAACAAACGCAAAGACAGTGGTAGTGGACTTGTTGCTGCTGCGGTAATCGGCGACGGTAAAAAGGTCTGCGCCACTAGCCATTTTGAAGGTAAGTGGGCACATGCTGAACGCAGAGCACTAGACAAGTTCAAGAGTATGTATGGCGAGATACCCGAAGATGCTGTGATTGTTACTACACTGAGTCCTTGTGTAGATGATATGCCAGACAGACAGGGCATTAGCTGCAACGAACTGATTGAAACTACTCCTGTTAAAGTGGTCTATTGCGGATACCGTGATCCAGAACATCAAGAAGTTGAGCACAACGACTTTGATATTCGCTTCACAAACAATCCAGATATTGAAAAAATGTGTAAGGCCTTTGCTGACACATTCCAAAAAGAACACTTAAAAGAATCTGCCGAGCCAGACCTACATCGAGTTGGCAACAACTTTGTCAAACACTGCGTTAAATCTTTGGGTATTAAACGACTACCAAAGATTAAACTTGTAGCAGAGATTGGTTCTACAGAACATCCAACATTTGGTCTATTTGATCCAAATACAAATACCGTACAAGTAGCATACCGAGATCGTCATATCATGGATATGCTGCGAACATTGGGTCACGAACTCACACATCACAAACAACGTGAAGAAGACAGAATTCAACCAGGCGACGGTGATACTGGCAGTGAGATCGAGAACGAAGCCAACGCACAAGCGGGTGTGTTGATGCGTGACTTTGCTGACCAAAACCCAGACTTATTCTAATGAAAAAACTCAAGTTAAATCTATCAGACGTAGTACCTTTGGACGATGGGCTATGGAGTGTTGGTCAATTTTTTGACTCTGCTGATTTTGAATACATCAAACAAACTGTGCTTGGGCTAGACCAAGAAGCATTTGTACAAAGTACAGCAAGTAATTTAAGACAAGAATTGACTTGGGTCAATGATGGCATCTTAGAAGAATTGACCTCAGTTGATATGTCTGGTATCATTGAACTACTAGACAATCAAAACATACAATGCAATCAGGTCAGAGTCTGGCGTGACGATCCTGGTTATATGATTCCATTCCACGAAGATGATAATGTTGTATATGCACATTTTCAGGTCTATATTCAAAGTCTAGACCCATATATTGGCACTACTTGGTATACTACTAAAGGCAGACATACTTGTGCTTTCGTACCAAATTCAGGTTACATAACTATTTGCAACAGACGATTACCACACGGTATGCTTAATCCAGTCAAAGATTCCAGTAGATATAGCCTATACGCTACATTCCGCGCTAAATATTCTTAACACCTACCTTAGGACCGTACTTAGTTACGAAGGTGTCGGCGGCTGCTGCCGAATCCCAGATAAACGCCATTCTCTGGGTAAAGTGAGCATTTATTTTCCTCTAAAATTCCTGTAGAATTCAACAATGAACCCACGTTACGTAGATTACCATTTAGCCGGATTAAAGTCAAGTGCTATGGTATGTTTGCCAATACGTCAGATGCGTGTTGCTGGAAAAGGTCAACATTGGGCAGAGATTGCTTTCTATGTATTGGGGCTACACGATCTTAGAGCCAGACAGGGCACATTTACTAATCCTTGGTCAGCAACTAGCAATCCCGTATTTGCTGCTCCCGAATTGTATTATGTTCAGGACAAGTTAAGCGACTTGTTGGATCGCAGAGCAACAGAGTTGCTTGCACAAGATCGTAGAATAGCTGTGATGTGGAGTGGGGGCATTGATAGCACTTGTGTGCTCAGTGCCTTGATAAAGAACACTAACGACCTAGAACAGATTGTTATCTATCATTCGGCAAAAAGTGTAGAAGAAAACCCACATTTCTATCAAGAATTCATAGAAGGCAAAATAGAATGCCGTGAAACTGCTACACTAAATGTCACTGATGAGTTCGTCAAATCGCACATTGTTGCGCACGGTGACCCAGGAGATTGTTTGTTTGGACCCAGTATGCCCATGTATGAGTATCTGTTAGCAGATAAACAGCACTTACTGCCTTGGCGCAACAATCGAAGATTGATTGCACAGGGCATAGTTAACAAAGGCGCCAGTCAGAGTTTTGCCGATTGGTACACAGATAAAGTCAGCGCAAACATTGAAGAAGTCGGTATTGAAGGTATCAACACCATATCAGATTGGTGGTGGTGGCATTACTACAATTTGAAATGGGAATTCAGTATGCTGAGACCATTCTTTGATACCAGAGACAGCAAGGGCAGAAAATCCATTGCACAGAGTACACTGGTACAATACAACGCAGACACATTCTATAACACAGACTACTTCCAATCTTGGAGTTATAGTAATTTAGATAGATTGTGTGCTGACCCCAAGCGACACAAACAAGAACCAAAATCATATATCTATGATTTGGATAAGAATATGGACTACTTTGAAAACAAACGCAAGTCAGAAAGTATCGCAGGAGATCCAATGAAGCGACCAGCTTATTTGGACAAAGACCTAAAGCAGTACTATATGCACGACCCCGGTGTCAGAGAAGCCATCACTATTCTGCTGGAACAATTCAAGGGATAACACCGTTTAACTTGAAAATCAACGCATAAACTTATACAATAGATTATCACTTAGGAGAACTTATGAGCGATTACGACCGCACATTCAATGGCGAAGCCAAAATCAAATTGACACAACTCATCAATGAAGGTATGAGTGTGTTGCAAGAAATCGAAGACCTCAACGCAGGTCTGAATGATACTGTCAAAGCAGTAGCAGAAGAATTGGAAATCAAACCAGCAACGCTGAAAAAGGCACTGAAAATTGCACATAAAGCCAAGTTGGGTGAGACCAATCGTGATCACGATGAACTCAACACTATTCTAGAAACTGTTGGGAAAACACTGTGACTCACGCACTTTACAATCAGACGAAACAATATATTACTTTATAAACCACTGATTGTAAATTTATTATGAACGATATATTGGCCAACATTTTCCTGTGGATCAAAGATGACTACAAAACACATCCATTTAGGTTTTGCATTGAGCTACTTGCTTGGGCTACTAGTATTGGTTGCAGCCTCACTATGGCTTGCACAGTACCTAACCCTCCTCTTTTTGCCCTATATCCTATATGGATCAGTGGCTGTGCTATGTATGCTTGGGCTGCGTGGACTCGCAAGAGTTTTGGGATGTTGGCCAACTATATCCTCTTGACTTCAATCGACACTATTGGCCTGGTGCGAATGATTGTTGCATAAATATTTTAAGTCGTCGCCTGACTATAAACTGGCATGTAGAGTGAGTGTGAGCTTTAAATCACATACGGAGAGATTATGAGTTACGTTGATGCCCTGTACGACAGGCAAAAAGACCGTATTCACATCGTAGAACGAGTGAACGGCGTCAGAGAATACCGAGAATACCCAGCTGAATATACATTCTATTATGACGATCCCAAAGGTAAATTTACCACAATTTATGGGACTCCTGTCAGTAGATTCAGCACTCGCAATAGCAAAGAGTTTCACAAAGAACTCAAGATTCAAGATAACAAGAGATTGTGGGAGAGTGACTTTAACCCCGTGTTTAGATGCCTCTCAAATAACTATCTTGGAATCGATTCACCTAAACTACAAACAGCATTTTTCGACATTGAGGTGGATTTCCACCCTGAGAAAGGCTATGCTCCCCCAGAAGACCCATTTAACGCTATAACTGCTATCTCAGTGTACCTTGATTGGTGCGACAAGATGGTAACATTGGCCTTGCCTCCAAAGAGTTATAGCTGGGAATCGGCAGAAGAAATCTGCAACAGATTTGAAAACTGCTATCTGTTTGACAGAGAAGAGGATATGCTCAATACATTCCTTGACCTGATCGAAGACGCAGATATTATGAGTGGCTGGAACAGCGAAGGCTTCGACGTACCCTATACTGTTGGGCGTATCATTCGCATTCTTAGCAAAGATGATACACGCAGAATGTGTTTGTGGAATCAGTTTCCCAAACAGCGTGAGTTTGAGCGATTTGGTGCAAAGAACATTACATACGATTTAATTGGTCGTGTGCATATGGACTATATGCAACTCTATCGCAAGTATACCTACGAAGAACGACACAGTTATAGTTTGGACGCCATTGGCGAATACGAACTTGATGAACGTAAAGTTGCCTACGAAGGCACATTGGATCAGTTGTACAACACTGACTTCTACAAGTTCATCGACTATAACAGACAAGATACCATGTTGTTGGCAAAGCTAGACAAGAAACTACGTTTCATCGACCTGGCCAACGAAATTGCTCACGATAATACCGTGTTGTTGGCGACTACTATGGGTGCAGTCGCAGTTACAGAGCAGGCCATCATCAACGAGGCTCACGGACGTGGTATGATCGTTCCAAATAGAAAGAAGTATGACGACTCTGAATCAACGCAAGCCGCAGGTGCCTATGTTGCTACGCCCAAAAGAGGTATGCACGACTACATCGGGGCAATCGACATTAACTCACTCTATCCCTCGACTATTCGAGCACTCAACATGGGACCCGAAACCATCGTTGGGCAATTCAGACAAACAATGACCGATCATCACTTGTCGCAGAAACAGGCTGCTGGCAGTAGTTTCGCTGACTCGTGGGAAGGTTTGTTTGCCTGTCTTGAGTATAACGCTGTGATGAATATGGAACAGGGCACAGAAATCACAATTGATTGGGAAGAGGGTGGCAGTACTACGCACACAGCAGCAGAAGTCTGGCATCTAATCTTTGACAGCAATCAGCCCTGGACTCTGAGTGCAAACGGTACTATCTTTAGATATGACGTTGAAGGTATCATTCCCGGCTTGTTGAAACGTTGGTATGCAGAACGTAAAGAAATGCAGACCAAGAAGAAAGAAGCCGAGACAGATGCGGACAAGGCGTACTGGGACAAACGTCAGCTTGTTAAGAAGATTAACTTGAACAGTTTGTACGGTGCGATTTTGAACGCTGGCTGTAGATTCTTTGACAAACGCATTGGTCAATCAACTACTCTTACTGGTCGTAGCATTGCTCGTCATATGGATGCACACGTTAATGAATGTCTGACTGGTGAATACGATCACGTGGGCAAATCAATCATCTATGGTGATACTGACTCAGTTTATTTCAGTGCATACCCAATCTTTGAAAAAGATATTCGTGCTGGCAAGATGGAATGGAACAAGGACGTTTGTATCGCACTCTATGACACAATCGCAGACAGCGTGAATGAAAGTTTTCCACCGTTCATGGAACGTGCTTGTCATTGTCCACGTGAAATGGGTGCTATCATCAAGGGTGGTCGTGAACTGATTGCTGAAAAGGGCTTGTTCATCAAGAAGAAGCGGTATGCTGTACTGATTTTTGATCTTGAGGGCAAACGACTAGATGTTGATGGCAAGCCAGGCAAAGTCAAGGCTATGGGCTTGGACTTGAAACGATCAGATACGCCAAAACTAGTTCAGGATTTCTTGAGCGCAATCTTGTTGGATGTATTGACTGGCAGCGATAAAGAACACATCTATGAAAAGATTCGTAAATTCAAACTAGACTTCAACGATCTGCCAGCGTGGGAGAAGGGCACACCCAAGCGTGTGAACAATCTGACAAAATACACAGCAGATGAACAACGACTGGGCAAAGCAAATATGCCTGGACACGTTCGTGCTGCTATGAATTGGAATACTCTACGCAGAATGTATGCTGACAATTATTCAATGAAGATTGTTGACGGTATGAAAACAATTGTATGTAAACTCAAAGATAATCCTTTGGACTATACATCAGTGGGCTATCCAATCGATCAGGCAAATATTCCCGATTGGTTCAAACAGTTGCCATTCGACCAAGAGACTATGCAATCAACCATTGTTGACCAGAAAGTAGAAAACTTGTTGGGCGTACTAGAGTGGGATATTCTTGCTCACACTGATACTAAATCAACATTCGACAATCTATTCAGCTGGGACTGATATGCTCTACGATCTAGTCACACTAAAGAAATCACTGCTAGATAGTTTTAACACACAAGAGATTGAAGAATCCATAGCAAGATTACGCAATCATATTGAGAATGTAAAACTGCAAGTGCCAGTGATTGAGCAAGACAACTTGGATTATATCGAGGGCTTGGTTCAATATTATTCAACCTTGTTGGATCAAGTAGTTGCGCCCTATGATGACTTTAAATACAAGATTGCTGACATACAGGGCAGAATCGATCAAGTAAGTCACAAATTGTTTGTAGACAACTACGAACTAGAAGAACACGACGGAGGAATTGACCACGTTAGAAATCACCGTCGTATTCATCTAAGACCCGAAGTAGAAGATATGGTTCGTCAGCGTATTCAACTCTATACAAGTTGGCAATACCCTGCACTAGAGATTGGTTGTCGTGACGGTGAGTGGACGCAGTACTTAGTTGCTGCCGATCCCTTGTACATTATGGACAAGTATCAGGGTTTTCTGGATAGTGCTAACAGCAAGTTCCCTCCAGAATATCAACAACGCCTGCGCAAATACCTAAATAAAGAATACGACTTTGCACCCTTGCCCCAGGAACAGTTTGGATTTATATTCAGTTGGGGACACTTCAACTATGTGAGTTTGGATACAATCACACAGGTTCTGAAAAGCGTTAAGAACTTACTACGTACAGGCGGAGTATTCTTGTTCAGTTACAACGATGGTGATACTCCTGCAGGTGCTGGTATGGCAGAAAACTTTGCACAGACCTTTATCCCCAAGAGTATCTTGGTGCCGACTTGCGAGGGTATTGGATTTGAAGTTGTTCAGACTATTACAGAAGAACCAAACATCAGCTGGATAGAAGTCAAACGACCAGGTACACTGACTACGGTCAAAGCACATCAGGTAATGGGTGAAATAAAGCGCAGAATGCCTTGAAAAACCTAAATAAAAAAGTTACAATCAACACACTAGGAGTATATTATGCAAGACTATCTAAAAGACATTGTTCAACATACACATGGCTTGAACAACATTGATCTTATCAAAATCACTGGCACACAAAACGAAACACTTATCAACAGCATCAGCGAAGACCGCAGTGTTATTCTTGAAGCCAAATTCAAATCAGCACACCCAGACTTTATTGGTACTTTCGGTATGCCCAATCTCAGCAAACTGAAAACAATTCTGGGCATTGACGAGTATCGTGAGAACGCAAAAATCACAGTCAACACACAAACTGACACAAATGGCGATACTGTGCCCAGCGGACTTCATTTCGAAAACGCAGCAGGCGACTTCAAAAACGATTATCGTTATATGGCAGAAGGCATTATCAATGACAAATTGAAATCTGTCAAGTTCCGTGGCGCTAAATGGAATGTTGAGTTTGCACCAACAGTGCAAAACATTCAGCGTCTGCGTTTTCAGGCAGCAGCAAACAGTGAAGAAACATCGTTTACTGCAAAGACAGAAAATGGCGATCTGAAATTCTTCTTCGGTGATCCAAACTCACACGCTGGTAACTTTGTTTTTGCCAGTGGCGTAAGCGGCAACTTCACCAAGACACAATGGCACTGGCCAGTAGCAACAGTACTCTCAATTCTAGCATTGCCGGGAGATAAGACTTATCGTATGAGCGATGATGGTGCTAGTATGATTACTGTTGACAGTGGTCTAATTGAATACAACTACATCTTGCCAGCACTGACCAAGTGATCATAGAACGTAGTATTGCTGAATGGCAGCATAAAGGTCATATCTTTGGGGAGTGTATGACTCACCCAGAGTATGCCCTAATGTACGTTCACATTCCCAAAAATGCCAGTTCTTGGACTAAACCCAATTTACTAGACTGGGGTTGGGAGTTTTATAATTATCACACAGACAAACTAGACAAACCAGCATTGGTTGTTCTGCGTGACCCCATTGACCGTTGGCTTAGTGGCATTGCTGAGTACTTGACACTATATCATCCAACAATGCAAGTCCCATTTTATGAGACAGAGCAATTGATATTTGATAGAATAACATTTGACGATCACACCGAACATCAGATTAAATTCATTGAAGGTCTAGACACAGACAACTGCACATTTATGATGTGCAACACAGAGTATCGTAGTAATTTTAGCAAGTTTGTATTTGAGCATCTTGGACATAACAAATATGAAAACTATGATTATCAGCACGTAAGCGAAAATAGTCCAGATCGCAAACGATTCAAACAGATTTTTCAAACAATTCTGGATAACAATCCTAAATACGTTGACAGATTAAAACAGCATTTTGCTGACGATTACAAATTAATAGAACAAGTAAAATTTTATGGCACGTGATGATTTAACCAGTAAGCAAAGCGATTATGCACTGTTCTTGCCAGCCATTGGCGGACACTTTAGCACAGCTATTGGACAAGAGCGATTCGACAAGTACGAAGAAAGCCGTGGCAGATTGCCCAAGGGTATGACCACTGTAGAGAATCTTAACTGGTGGAATAGTCAGGATGGATTCTTTCCATATAAATGGAGTCTGTACAGTGCTGGTCACGCCAGCCTGGATCTTAATAAAGTTGTTAAGAGCGAAGACATGGTCAGAAATCGTGAAAAGGGCACTTTTATGTTGGGTGACTCAGGCGGATTTCAGATCGGTAAAGGTAAATGGGAAGGCGACTGGCGTGCTGGTAGTGGCTGTCCCAAAGCAGACAAGAAACGCCGTGATGTGTTGAATTGGCTAGACACGTTGACAGACTATGCAATGATTCTGGATATCCCAACTTGGATCGTCAGAGAGCCAGCTGGTATGAAGGCCACACAAATTACTAGCCACCAAGAAGCAGTTGATGCAACTAAGTTCAACAATGAGTACTTTATTAACAATCGCAAGGGCGTTAAGAATGGTGGTACTAAGTTCTTGAATGTATTACAGGGTGCAAATCACACAGACGCAGATGAATGGTACGAGACCATGAAGCACTACTGTGATCCAACGAAGTATCCAGACAATCACTTTAATGGTTGGGCAATGGGTGGACAAAATATGTGTGACATTCATTTGATTTTGCGCAGACTGATTACATTGAAGTATGATGGCCTGTTACAAGAAGGTGTACACGATTGGATGCACTTCTTGGGCACAAGCAAACTAGAATGGGCTGTGTTGCTCACAGCAGTTCAACGTGCAGTTCGTAAGTATGCAAATCCAAACTTTCAAATCAGTTTTGACTGTGCAAGTCCGTTCTTGGCAGCAGCAAATGGACAAGTCTATCACGAACGTAGTTTTCCAAATAATGGACGTTGGAGCTATCGTATGTACAAGTTTGCTGACGATAAGAAGTATTCAACAGACACACGCAAACTCAGTGATGCAGTTGTGCAAGATGGATTCTACAAAGTATTTGAAGACAGCCCAGTCAGTGACCTGATGCAGATTCGAGATGTTTGCTATTACAAGCCAGGCGATCTGAACAAGATTGGCAAGGAGGGTAAGAGTAGCTGGGATGGATTCAGTTATATCTTGTTGAAGGCACATAACTGCTGGATGCACATCACAGCAGTGCAAGAAGCCAATCGCAGATACGATGCAGGCGAATATCCAAAGATGATGCGCTACAGTGCGCCGACTCAGGACAAGTTTGATGAAGTTGTTGAACGAATCTTTGCTGCCCCCACTAAAGAGGCCAGCTTGGATCTTATTGAACAATATGCAAACTATTGGCTTGAGATTGCTGGCACTCGTGGATACACTGGCAAGAAGGCTCGTAATGCTACAACTATGTTTAATGCTCTGTTCGACTCAGAAGAAGTCGAACTAGACGAAAACGAATTCAATCCAGAAGACATTAACGATAATCCAGAGGAAGTATGAAAGTATTGATTGTAGGCATGGGGTTTGGCAACCTCTATAAGAGTGTGCATACTGATTTAGTCAATGATATTGTCACCGTAGATACAAATGGCACAGCAGATTACGCTACAGTAGATGACGCTATTCGAGAGAATAGTGCGTTTGATGTTGCACATATCTGCACTCCCAACTTTACGCATATCAAGATTGCTCGTAAGATTGCTCCAGCCTGTGATATCATTATCATTGAGAAGCCCGGAGTTGCTACAGCAGAAGCGTGGCAACAACTTGTTCAGGATTATCCCAGCACACGCTTTATGATGAGCAAGAACAATATGTGGCGTGACAACATTGCAGACTTGCAAAAGGCCGCTGCTAATGCTGCCCAGATAGAAATCACTTGGGTCAATAAAGACCGTGTGCCAAATCCAGGTAGTTGGTTCACTACTAAATCATTGGCCTATGGCGGAGTCAGCAGAGACTTAATGCCACACCTACTGAGTTTGTACATTGCATTGAATCCAAATTGGATGACTACACCTGTCACAGACAGTAGCATGGGACAGTTTTGGACATTGGACAAACTAACTGGTTCTGAATATGGCAACGTTGATCCCGATGGCACATATGATGTTGATGACCATGCAACGGTGTATTTCGATGATCGTTGGATCTTATATGCGGATTGGAAAGATGATACTGCTGATGACCGCAGTATAAGATTTGACAAACAAGAATTTGAACTTGGCTTGTGCCCCGAGAGTGCATACAAGGCTATGGTCATAGATGCAATCAACAACAGAGACAACGCAGAGTTTTGGCAAACACAATTGCAACAAGACTTATGGATTCATGCTAAAATAGACGAACTATGCAAGTAAGATTATTATCAACTGATGGCAAAGGTAACTTTGTCGAAACTCAATGGGATAAGCCAGAACCCACAGACGACGAGATTGAAGTTCGTGCTGTGATGACTGGTGTATGTCGCAGTGACATTGCCATGATGATGGGCGAGTTTGGTCCGTTGCCCTTAGAAATGCAGGGACACGAGGGTCTGGGCATCGTTACCAAAGTAGGCAAGAATATTGGGCGCACACAAGTGGGTAACATTGTCGCTACACGAGGCGAGCCTGCTTATGCAGATTACTACAATGTCAGAGCCAATGAATATGTCACAGTACCCGAAGCTGATCCTAAATACATCATTGAACCAGTGGCCTGTGGACTTAACATTGTCAGACAAGACATTGCAGCATTGCTTAGTCGGGATCGTGTAGGAGCTAGATTGCTGATTATTGGCAGTGGCTTCTTGGCTTGGGTTGCATATACAGATTTAGTACATCGCAATTTAAACTTTGAAATCGAAGTTGTGGGACGCAGCAATCGTGACCTATGGGGCAATAGACTACAAGACAAGCCCGTGGGCGATTATGATGTTGTGATTGATTTGGGCGACGGAGATGAAGTATTCACACAGCCCATTCTACGCAACGAAGCACTTGTTATCTTTGGCGTACAAAAATCAGTAACTACAGACTTTGCAAACTTGCTTTGGAAGGCCTGTACAGTGGTATTTCCAAGTCCCAGAACAAAATGGTTCCAAGAAAGTATGTATCACGCAGTCAGACTTATCCAAAAGGGCGAGTTAAACATTGACAAGTTTTGGACTAAGGGCTATAATAGAGACACAGAATGGCAACAGGCGTTTGCCGATGGCTACAACAGACCTCAAAACTATAGCCGAGGTTACATTTATTGGTCACAAGATGGCAATTGATACAGACGGTCGTCAACAAGTAGATTACTTTGTTGGCACCGAAGTAGAGAATACCACAATGAAGGGTAAACTAACCTTGTTTGTTGTGGGTATTAAAACATTAGAAGAAGTTCGAGAACAAATACGTATCTACAGATTTAACTCTGCAATGTCAGCAGACGTTAATCACGTATATCTTGGCACAAGTCAGTGCTTCACACCCAAAACAAACGAAGATTGGTCTGCGTGGGATAAGTTTATCACAGACTTGCTCAAAGCTGGCTTGTGGGTTACATTAGACTTTGGAGTAGAGTACGCTCCCGAAGTACTTGAATTTGGTTGGAATGAGCATTTCAACTTTATCCCCATGATCAGCGTTAAACTGCCCTATATTCAGCAGTTCAACTACAACGCTACACTAAAGATCGACGACACTACTTGGGGTCACAGCAACCCCGGCGTTTGGTGCCATCCACTGAACGAGCTAATGACTCGTGATGTTTACACAGACTGGAAAGACTATACAGGAGATACCCCACTATGACACAAGATGAACGAGACACAATTGAAAGAATCAAACAACGTGCAGACAGAAAAATTTGGATTACATTTCAGAAAGAGGGTATTCACTGCTACCCCGCAGCAGCGACTGATCCTACTTTGGCAACTGGTGACGAGTACGATGTTAGTTTTCTCGGTACACCTCATCGTCATATTTTTCATTTTCGTGTCTGGATCGATGTACTCCACAATGACCGAGATATTGAATTCATCCAGTTTAAGCGCTGGTTGGAAAATCTCTACCGAGACAGTGTTCTTAAACTGGACTACAAGTCTTGCGAAATGATGAGCGATGACTTATACTTAAAAATCGCAGAACGATATCCCAATCGTGCCGTATGGATCGAAGTCAGTGAAGACGGAGAGAACGGTGCGTTAATCAAGTACGAAGTTTCAAAACCACAACTTATTAGCGTTTAAAAGGAAAAACTATGGCTAATGAACATTTACAAAAATATTTCCGTATGTCTAAAGATGTACGCAACATTTTCGATGACCTCGAAGAATACTTGGTATTCTGCAAAAAGCAGGGCTATGTATATGATGAAAGTCATTTGTACAACGAGAAGACCCCGTGGGGTGAGATGCAACGTGTTAAAAACGGTAAGCATCCAAAGGACAACTGGAGTCCATATCCCAAAGAGAAGCGTGAGTTCCGCCCACGTGACACGAACACCAATTGGAAAGTTCGTTCTTACTAATGAAACGTGAAGTCATTGGGTGCATAGGTAGTGGCGGTAATCATCTTAGATGGTTACTGTTGCTAGATCCTGAGTTTTCATATTTCAGAGACCTTGCACCCGATAACTTTGCTTTCATAAACAAGTTTGTCTACACTGATGATCGTAATTGGCAA